TGAAGCAAACGAAGGTCAAAGACGCAACAGTTTCTTTTAGAGTCCATTTTGATGACATTACATTTCTTGCTGAGAATGTGACACCAGTAGAGAAGGAAGACTTCGCTACTAAACTTTATAATTTGATTGAGGCAACAGTATGAAATCCCATAAGACACCTTTGAGATATCCTGGAGGCAAGTCACGTGCTTGCACCAAGATGGATCCTTACTTCCCTGATCTAAGAAACTACAAAGAGTTTCGTGAACCTTTTCTTGGTGGTGGTAGTGTTTCTATCCACATCACCAAGAAGTATCCACACCTGGATGTATGGGTCAATGACCTTTATGAACCACTGGTAAACTTCTGGCAGCAACTCCAGATGTTTGGTGTGGACATGAAGAATACTCTTACTGAATTGAAAACATCTCATATGACAGAGGAATCTGCAAGAGAGTTGTTTCTCAAGTCAAAGGAATCTATCAATAATGAAGACATCAGCAACTTTGATAGAGCAGTTGCTTTTTATATTGTCAACAAGTGTTCCTTCTCTGGTCTCACTGAGTCATCTTCTTTTTCTAAGATGGCATCAATGAACAACTTCACTATGAGAGGAATTGATAAACTACCTGGATATTCAAAAATCATTGAAAAATGGCGTATAACTAATTACTCCTATGATTACCTACTTGGTAGTGAAGGTAATGCTTTTGTATACCTTGATCCTCCTTATGATATTAAGGATAACCTCTATGGGCGTAAAGGATCAATGCACAAAGGATTTGATCACGATAGGTTTGCTGCTGACTGCTCTTCTTGCAGTCTTGATCAGTTAGTCAGTTACAACTCTGATCAACTGGTGAAGAATAGATTCAAGGATTGGAAAGCAGCAGAGTTTGACCTTACATATACTCTCAGGTCAGTTGGTGAATACATGAGAGATCAGAAACAGAGAAAAGAGTTGTTATTGTTTAATTATGAAATGTCAGGTAACATTGTATAAAGCAGGAACTGTCTTCAAAGAAGAAGTGATTGCTGTTGATTATCAGGATGCCAGGAAAGTTGCTCTGGCACGTAATCCTGGTGCAAAGGTAGTGAGTGTGACTGCTGTATTTTGATATGGAACTAAAGGACTGGTTAAATTCAATCAACTTCACAAAGAAGAATCTTATTCAAGAAGATCCTTCTGTCAAAAAAGATTATCCACCATACATCATCAATAGATGTCTGTCAGGTCATATTGACTGTGTGATGTTTGCTAATGAAATGAACAAGTATCATTTCTTAGATAAGGACATGCAATATGAATTTTATATAAATATCTTGAGAAAAAGGAAGAGATTCTCTCCCTGGATCAGAAAGGATAAAGTCTCAGATATGGAGTGTGTGAAGTCTTACTATGGTTATAGTAATGAAAAAGCATCCCAAGCACTGAAAATCTTATCTCCTGAACAGATTAACTTTATTAAACAAAAACTTGATACTGGTGGTAAAAAATGACACAAACTATTGAACCTCAGGTTAACTGGTCTCAGGACCAAATGGTTGAGGTAAGATTGAATGAACCTGATGACTTTCTCAAGGTACGTGAAACTCTGACACGTATTGGGGTTGCATCCAGAAAAGAAAAGAAACTCTATCAGTCTTGCCATATCCTGCATAAGCAAGGTAAGTATTACATTGTTCACTTCAAGGAACTGTTTGCACTTGATGGTAAGTATGCAAACCTGACAGTGAATGATGTTCAGAGACGCAACAGAATCACCAGACTGCTGGTTGATTGGGGTCTGGTGAGTGTTGTGAAGGAAGATGCTATTCAAGACATTGCTCCCCTGAACCAGATCAAGGTCCTTCCATATAAGGACAAGAATGACTGGACTCTGGAACAGAAGTATAATATTGGTAAGAAGGGAAAAACTGAACCTACTGAATAAATAGTGTGTGCCATTCGTGCGGCACTCTACAAGTCGGAACACCCTATAAAGAGGTTGGGTTTTTACCCTACCTCTTTTTTTGTATTCTTGTATAATTAGTATTGGATGCCTTAGGGGTCCACAAAACACAAACTCGCTTTTACAAGGAGCTACCATAATGACAGACCTTACACGATATACTGCGGCTGATCTTCCCTCGCTTTTTGACAAGATCACAAAGAACAGTATTGGGTTAGATGAATACTTTGATCGTGTTCTCAACAATTCTGTAACAAACTATCCACCTTACAATTTGATTCAAGTAAATAATGTGGAATCTCTATTAGAGATTGCATTGGCAGGTTTTAAAAAGGAGGAAGTCAATGTCTTCACCGAGTATGGAAAACTTTATGTCACCGGACAGAAATCCGAATCAGAGGACAAGACGTTTATCCACAAGGGATTGGCTCAAAGAAGTTTTCAACGAGCGTGGACTTTATCCGACGACACAGAAGTCAGGGAAGTCACCTTTGAAGACGGACTCTTGGTTATCAGACTTGGAAAGGTAGTTCCAGAGCATCATGCTCGCAAAGATTATCTTTGACCCCTAACATTTTCTTTATATTTCAGTTATTGTTTATACAGAAATGTATCATAGTGATACAGTAAAATATAGATAGTTATGAACTATGGAGGACGGATTATGAACTTTACTACCGCCACTCTTATCTTTGGAACTGTAACTACTCTTTTTAGTTGGACAGTTCTCTCACCTGTACTACCATGACACATCCTGAATAAATAAACTGAATATCGTCGGCGCAGGGGAGCAACTGGCAAAATCCAGTTGCATCCCCCATTTTTTTATGGTATGATGGTAGAAATGGAGAATATCATGGCAACAAAACAGCACAAGAAAATTGACAGTAAAGGTCATGAGGAGATTTGGGAGTGGGAAGAAACTCCTGAACTTATTGCAGCACTTAAGAAACTGGAAGAATCAAAAGTAGAAGAATGAATGTAAAACTTGTAGTCTTGAAGTCTGGTGAAGATGTAGTAGCAGGTCTTCAAGAGATGATTGTAAAGGACTCTGTTGTAGGATATTTTCTCAAGTATCCATGCAGAGTGAATCTGTTTGGTGAAAAGTCTGACTCTAATGGAAATACAAATACTCCATTTCAAATTCAACTTACGCCTTGGTTGCCTCTGAGTAAGGATGAGGTTATTCCTATTCCTACTGACTGGGTTGTGACTATTGTTGAGCCAGTAGATAAATTACTTGATATGTACCAAAAGGGAGTTGATGCTCATGAAGAAAGAAAATCTAAAATTGCTGGTTCTGATGAACAATCAGATGCTGCTGACTCAGATTGAAGAAGTTCCATCTGATCTTGGTCAACCTGATTGTAAACTGATTGAACCATTTGTTCTTGTTGGAGATGGAACATTGACACCTTGGTTGGTGGATGTTTCTCATCAGAACACTTTTATGATACACTCAGATAAGATTCTTACTATCACTGAAGCAAATAGTAAGTTGATTGAAAAGTATGAAAATCTTGTGAAGGAATGAAATTCTACACCAATGTGCAGATGGTTGGGGACAAGTTCCTCGTTCGTGGTTATGAAAATGGTAAGAGAGTTCAGTACAAGGATGACTATCGTCCTACCCTCTTTGTCAAATCAAATGTACCAACCAAATACAAAACTCTTGAAGGTGAATTTGTAGAAGCAATTCAACCTGGAACAGTCAGAGATTGTAGGGAGTTCTACAAGAAGTATGATGGAGTAGACAACTTCAAGATTCATGGTAATGAGAGGTTCATCTATCAGTACATCTCTGATCAGTATCCTGAAGATGAGATCAAGTTTGACATCAAGAAGATGAAACTTGTAACCATGGACATTGAGGTCCAGTCTGAACATGGATTCCCTGATCCTGAATCTTGTTCAGAAGAGATGTTGACCATCTCTATTCAGGACTATGCAACCAAGCACATCACCACCTGGGGTAGGAAACCATACACCCCCTCTCAGGACAATGTGACCTATCATTACTACCCTGATGAGGCAACAATGCTTCAGGCATTCATTGACTGGTGGATGAGTGATTATCCTGATGTGGTTACTGGGTGGAACACAAGGTTGTATGACATCCCCTACATCTGTGGGAGGGTTGATAGAGTCCTTGGGGACAGACAACTCAGGAACATCTCTCCCTGGGGTTTGATTACCAGGAGGGAGGTCTCTATCTCTGGTAGACAGTTTGTTACCTATGAGATTGGTGGTATCACTGACCTTGATTATCTGGAACTGTACAAGAAGTTCACCTATGTGAACCGTGAGTCATACAGACTGGACTTTATTGCAGAAACTGAGTTGGGTCAGAAGAAGTTGGACCACTCTGAGTTTGACACCTTCAAAGAGTTCTACACTAAGGATTGGAAGAAGTTTGTTGACTACAACATTGTTGACGTTGAACTGGTTGATAGGTTGGAGGATAAACTTCGCCTGATTGAACTGGTTGTGACTATGGCATATGATGCTAAGGTCAACTTTGCTGACCCTATGTTCCAGGTTAGGTTGTGGGATACTATTATCTACAACTACCTCAAGAAGAGGGGTATTGTGATTCCACAAAAAGACAGCAGTGAAAAGAATGACAAGTTTGCTGGTGCCTATGTGAAAGAACCCAAACCTGGTGTTTATGATTGGGTGGTATCCTTTGACCTCAACTCACTGTATCCACACCTGATTATGCAATACAATATCTCACCAGAGACTCTGATTGAAGATAGGCATCCATCAGTAAGTGTAAATAAGATATTGGGAGAAGAGCTGACATTTGAACTTTACAAGGACTATGCTGTTTGTGCCAATGGTGCAATGTATAGGAAGGATGTAAAGGGATTTCTGCCAGAGTTGATGGAAAAGATGTATGCTGAGAGGAAGGCATTTAAAAAAGAAATGCTCAAGTCAAAGCAGAAACTTGTTGATATTGAAGCAGAAATGAAAAAGAGGGGTTTGTAATGGGTTATTTGATTGGTGGTGCAGGAGAAGAAGCAGAACAGGAGATCAATGTTTCTGACAATGACTATACCAAGTTATCTGATGCTCAACTTCTGAAACTCAGAGAGCAAACAGTAAAAGACATTGCCAAATTCAACAACTTCCAGATGGTTCGTAAGATCTGTCTCAATAGTGCTTATGGTGCTATCGGTAATCAGTATTTTAGATATTACAAGCTTGCGAATGCTGAAGCAATCACTCTTTCTGGACAAGTCAGTATACGCTGGATTGAGAACAGAATGAATGGTTATCTAAATAACCTATTGAAAACGGAAGATGTAGATTATGTCATTGCATCTGACACTGACTCAATCTATATTAATTTTGGACCTATTATTGATAAATTTATTGGTGATAAGTCTGGCGATAAAGGTAAGATTGTATCAATCATCGATCAGGTCTGTAAGGATAAACTTGAACCGTTCATTGAGACCAGTTACCAGACACTGGCGTCGTATGTCAATGCATATGACCAGAAGATGCAGATGAAGCGAGAGAACATCGCTGATCGTGGAATCTGGACTGCCAAGAAAAGATACATCCTCAATGTCTGGGACAGTGAAGGTGTCAGGTATGAAGACCCTAAACTCAAGATCATGGGTATTGAAGCAGTCAAATCATCTACACCTGCACCTTGCAGAAAGATGATTAAGGATGGTCTCAAAGTGATGATGAGTGGGACTGAAGATGAGATGATCTCTTTTATTGATGAGTGTAGAGAGAAGTTTAAGAAACTCCCACCAGAGTCTATTGCTTTTCCAAGAACTGTCTCTGATGTAAACAAGTACAAATCATACTCAACCATCTATAATAAAGGAACACCTATTCATGCCAGAGGTGCTCTTCTTTATAATTACTACATCAAAGAAAGAGGTCTCACCAACAAATATTCTGCTATCAATAATGGTGAGAAAATCAAGTTCATTTACTTGAAGAAACCAAACCCAATGAGAGAGAATGTGATTTCATTCATCTCAGATTTTCCAGTTGAGTTGGGACTGGACAAATTCATTGACTATGACCTACAATTTGACAAGGCATTTCTTGAACCTGTAAAGGTTATCCTTGATGCTATTGGTTGGAATGTAGAAAAAGTTGTAAACTTAGAACTATTTTTTGGATAATGGACTTTCTTAAAGATATTGTAAAAGAGATTGGTGATGACTACACCAAACTTGCATCTGAAATTGATGAAACTGAAACTTATGTTGACACAGGTTCGTACATTTTTAACGCACTGGTTTCAGGTAGCGTATTTGGTGGTGTATCTGGGAATAAGATTACTGCTATTGCTGGAGAGTCTTCTACTGGAAAGACTTTCTT